AGGTTCGAATCCTTGTACTCCGACCAAAGTTTTTAAAAGAGGAAATAGTATGACATGTAGAGGTTATGATTCAAAGGCAGTTAAAATCCCACAAGCAGTTAAACGTGCGGCAACACTTATACGTGATGCACACAAACGTGGGGATTTTATTCGCAGTTTTGTTGAGATTGAAAAAAGCAACTCACGTTCATCCGGGAGTAGAGGAGACAAGAAGTGAGTAAAGGTAGTACTCCAAGACCGTATAGCGTTAATTTAAAAACGTTTGACAATAATTGGGATAACATTTTTAGAAAACCTCAAGTAGATGATGACAATCAACCTCCACCAGGAACTAGTCGTATTGAATCATCTAATGTTGAAATTGATTCAGAAGTTAAAGATAGTAACCAAGGTGGTTAAAAGTATTCGGGTCGTTAGCTCAGTTGGTAGAGCGTCTGCCTTACACGCAGAATGTCGGCAGTTCGAGCCTGTCACGACCCACCAGATTGCGGGATTAGCTCAGTTGGTAGAGCGATACCTTGCCAAGGTATAGGTCGAGAGTTCGAGCCTCTTATCCCGCTCCAAAGTTTTACAACAACAGAAAGATGATATGACTGAAAGCAGAGCAAGATATACAAGTGAAGAAGCCGCACTCATGGTCGGCAGTCGATTTGATTTAGTTCTTATCGCCTCACAACGTGTAAGAGAATTAAAGCGTGGACATAAATCATTGCTTAATACTAAAGCAGGCCCTACTGTAACAGCATTACAAGAAATTGAAGCCGGATTAGTTGGTAGAGATTATCTTAAGCGTATTAGAAAATAATATATCTCCTTGGTGTAATGGCAGCACTGCGGTCTCCAAAACCGTAAGTCTAGGTTCGAGTCCTAGGGGGGATGCCAAATAAATAAAAGGTCGGAAACGACCTTTTCCTACATAAATATAAAATGTATCACATTTTATATAATCCAGGTGCCGGCGGAGATATGGTAGCCGCAGTAATAGATAGCAAAGACCATGTATTATCTGATATTGATGTACAATATACACCTGGATCATTGCGCTATAAATTAAAACAGGATCTTATCAGTAATATTGGTCCAAAAGATTTATTATTCTATGGGTTTAGTAAAACTGAATACTTCAAAAATCTTGAGCAACATTATACAGCTATAACTGGAAGTCATACTTTCCAAGCAGAATTGCAGTATATTACGGATACTATTTTAATTGATAGTTCTGAATATAAGTATGCTAAATGGTGCATTGAAAGGTGTCACCTTATACAACCTCAATTTCATCCACCTTTCTCAGAAGAAGAGGTCAAAGAAAAAATCCGCCTAATTAATACTGCTAAAAAATACGGCAAGATTAATAAAATTATACAGTTCAAAGATATATTAGAAGGTAGACTCATAGAAAAACTACAACAATGGATTGACACTCCGTTGAACGCAGAATTGTACAATCAATGGTTAAACAAAATTATTGCGCCTTTGCCCAAGGTTGACTAATAATCCAAAGTATTGTATAATACATTATTAAGGAAATAAAAATGTGGATCGAAAACGTAGCGGCGGCAGATATACCTATCAGGTTCCATCACGAAGCCGGTGAAAATAGTATGCTGATTAGTATTGTTGACCCTGGTAGCTGGAGACCAACACCTGCTCACAAGTTCAAAGAGGTTCACAATTTTGAATTCTTGGATGTAGAAAAAAATGATTTTGTTCTTGAGGAATCCATGAAGTGTAGTCAAGAACAAGCAAACGAATTGGTCCGACTGTTGCAACATGCAAAGGATAATAGAATGAACGTTGTTGTTCATTGCTATGCAGGTATCTGTCGCAGTGGCGCAGTTTGTGAAGTTGGTGTTATGATGGGTTTCGAAGACACCGGCAGATTTCGCAGTCCTAACTTGTTAGTCAAGCATCGTATGATGAAGGCACTAGGTTGGACTTATGATGAAAATGAAAAGCCAAACATTGATGATTGGCGAACGTTTAGGAATATAGAATGATACAAAAGTTAAGTCAAGATGGGAAAGTGGCGGTGTTGTACAGTCCTGGCTTCGGTGCAGGTTGGTACACATGGAACACTGATGCTCCTGAAATATTGTTTGATCCAGCAATCGTAAAGTTTGTTGAGAAAAATCAATGGGCTGAATTGAAGACCTATGTAGCATTGAAGTATCCAGATATCTACTCAGGTGGTTTAGACGACCTGCAAGTAGCATGGATACCAGAAGGCATGATGTTTAAAGTAAATGATTATGATGGCTCTGAATCGATTGAGTTGAAAGAAAACGATGATTGGTTGATAGCGTAAAGGAGTAACATGTGGTTAGTAAAAGATAATGATGGTTATGTAAGAGGTAAATCACTTGACCTTGCCATTGCAATGGAGATGGCAAAATATGTTGATGAGTTTGTAACTATTACAGATGGCACTACAGAAATTGTAGGTATGTTTGGTGTTGACAGTATAACTGACGGCAAGTGCCCAGATGGCGTTGCGTATGACTGGAACAAGGCGAGCCGAATAGGCCGAGTAAAGAAAGAGAGGGTATAATGCCCGCAGTATTTTTAACAAGTGATACACACTTTGGTCATGCTGGAGTGTGTAGATTCACAGAAGCAGACGGTGTCACAAAGATTCGTCCATGGACTGATCCGCATGAGATGGATGAGGAAATGATTAAGCGTTGGAATGCAACGGTACGCCCTAACGATAAAGTTTATCACTTAGGAGATGTTGTTATTAACCGCAAGTCATTAGCTACGTTAGCACGGTTAAACGGTGATAAGGTCTTAATTCGTGGCAACCATGATATCTTTCGTGATGATGAATATAGATTATACTTCCGTGAATTACGTGCTTATCACGTTATGAATGGAATGATTTTAAGTCATATCCCATTACATGAGGCTAGCTTAGGTCGTTTTGGTGTCAACATTCATGGTCACTTACATACTAATAGAGTGAAGAAGGCTAGGGGAATTGACGCTAAGACAGGTGCAACATTATACAGTGATGAAAACGATGTACGTTATCATTGCGTATGTGTTGAACAAACTGATTTCACTCCTATCTTATTTGAGGACGTTATCAAGCGTATCGAGGCAGAAGGTGGAACAGTTGGTATGCGTAGTGGGAACGGACCCACAATGTAAAATAGACCCTTCGGGGTCTATTTTTTTGGCTATCGTTTTGTGTAAACAAAATACAATCTATCGTTATTATCTTTTTTAAACGTATCTAAGTTAAGATTGTACTTTTCAGCAAACTCATTCACAACTTCAAAACTCCAAGGGAAGATATCAACGTATGGTCCTGTCTTGTGCGTGATACCTGGGTTTGCACGTAGATAGAACTTGCCACCTTTCTTTAATAGATTAACACAATGTTCAAACCTTGATTCAATCTCATCACGTGAGTTAAAGTTAATACTACCTAAAGCCATAATTACATCATGTGATTCTGGTTTTACTTTATATTCTAATATATCAACTTCATAGTCAGCTTGATTGTTGTACGGATCAATTCCAATAATGTTTTGAATACGACCCTTGAACGGATGATATCCGCAACCAACATCAAGCACTTTCTCTGGGTTTAGTTTGTTAATCTCATCTGCGAGTTCCCAACCAGTATGCTCATAGTCACCTGTTCTTGGTTTCCATATCTCACTAAAGAATCTTAGTATATATCGCTCTGATAGGTCATCTGTAATCTGTTTCAATGTTCCCACATAGTCGCAAGGTAGATGTAGTTCAGCTTCTACAGCATCTTTGAATTTGCTATATCGTGCGGGTGTCCAGGGTAAGTCTTGTACAATAGTTTGGTCGTTAATGGAAATTTTTGAATACTTGGGTAAATTAAACGCAAGTTGCAAATTTTCTTGTAAAAGATTAAAAATTTTAGTATTCATATGATTTTTTTGTTAAATGGACTAAATAATAGTCACATCATATTTATTCTTGGAGGACTGATGAAAAAACTTTTAGCATTATTAGCATTCATACCATTAGTTGCATTTGCATGGCAACCAACTAAACCAATTACGGTTATATTCCCGAATGGCCCGGGCGCGGGAAATGAGATATCATTTCGAATTGTAGCATCAATTGTAGAAAGAGAAACCGGTGCATTGTTCAAGCCAGATCATCGACCCGGGGCAGATGGCAACATTGCTATCAACCACTTTGTTACTGTGCCATCAGATGGACATACTATTGCAGTGCCTGCATGTCAGAGTAATTGGGTTACTCCCGAAGTATGGTACCCTAAGGTAATAAAATATAACCCAATGGATCTAGAACCTATTGCTAATATTGCCCGCAGTCCGTTGGCATTCTGGGCACATCCTAGCAGTAAGATTAATACTCCTGAAGAACTAGTAGCCGCTATTCGCAAAAAAGAACGCCCTATTACAATAGCTATAGGAGGTGGCGGGCATAAATTGGCAGTTGAATATCTTACCGCCAAGCTAAATGTACCCGGTGGTGATAAAGTAGAAACAGCAATGTATAAAGGTCCAGCACAAGCATTATTGGACGTAATGGGAGGTCATGTAGAATTTGGTGTAACCCCGGTTGCTGTCGGATATCCTCATGTACAAACAGGCAAACTAAAGTTAATTGGAATTGCCGATACTAGACCATTACCGGGCCTAGAAACAGCACCATTAATGAGTAAGGCAGCACCTGGTTTAAGCATACATGGTTGCTGGAATATGGTTTTACCTCCTAATACTCCACCGGATATACAAAAATGGTATGCTGACCACTTTGTACCTGCAATACGCAGTGCAGAAGCAGGAGCTAAATTCAAAGAAAACATGATGTATATTACACCAGAAGAACATAGTCCAGCCGGCGTCCGTGCTAGTATGGCTAGATTACAACAAACGTGGCAACCTATTGCTAGAAGAATTGACCCTAACAAATGAAAATAGGACTATCAATGGAGATGACCCGCAAGTTGCGTGATACGTGGCATGCGGCAATAAATTACGAATGGTATGACTTCTTAGTAGGACATGATATTGTTCCATTAAGTTGTCATGGCAATATGCCACAAACAGATGAGTTTGACTTAATCGTATTAGCAGGTGGTAATGATATGTTTGGAATTAAAACATGGCGTGACAATCATTATCCTATACGTGACCACTATGAGCATAGCTTGATTCAACAATGCTTATTAACTAAAACTCCTGTTGTCGGTATATGTCGCGGAGCACATTTTATTAACTATGTAATGGGCGGAACATATAAGTTAATGAACGATCCATATGACAATGTTCTAGTAGAATTGCCTAAGTTTGAAGTAACATGTCATCATACTATTCAGAATGATATATTAGCACCTGGCTTTGAAGTGTTACAACAAGATAAAAATGGTATCATTGAGTTAGCAGTAAATAAGTCACAACGTATGTTAGGAGTAGGTTGGCATCCAGAACGTGAAGTTAACAGACACACTAGGCAATACATTTTAGATTTAATTAAGGATTTATGAAATATATCTTTGTAGCAGGAGCACCTGGCAGTAAGTGGAGTAGCGTAGTAAAGAACATTTACTATAGCCCAAGCGTAGACCAATCAGACTATAGTGATGATAGAACATATTACCACGATGCTAGTGGAAAGACTGAACTAATGCACTTGGGTGCATACTATGATCCTGGTATGGAGTTTGGTAAATTGTTTCATAGACTTCCTATGTATGACAAAGAAACATTAGAACGTGACTTTAATGAAGCATTCACCGGCGAAGGTGTTCGTATCGTTAAGTCACATGTGTTTAGTAATCACATTGATTATATTAAAGAAACATGGCCTGATTGTCCTATCGTATTAGTTCATCGTCCTGATGATGCTTGCTTAGGTTGGTGGGTTAAATGCGGTCATTTCGATATCACATATCCTGACTATAGTGAATACTATCAGAATTTGAAAGTAATGGCTACTAAGATTAAAGAACAGAATCAAGGTATC